ACTGCGTTGTTAGACACAGTGTTGGCGGGCCAATATTGAGCGCGCACGGTTTGACCGGACGAGTTCACATATTCGCAACCAACGAAAACACCCAAAGTGCCAGCAGTAGCTGTACCGGGAGTAGAGGTGGCAGACATGCTTGTAGCAACAACAGTACCGGCAGACAACTGGACGATATCGCCGTAAAACAAGCCGGTTGAGTAGCCGGTGGCAATGGGATACATGCGAGTGCTGCCAGCATAGGGCAGACCGCCGAACTCACTGACCGCCTTTAGCCCGTATGGGGCCGGAACGATAGGATAAGCCATTTAAAACTCCTAAAAATTAAGAACCTTTACCAAAGCTCACCGCAGATTTGCGCTCATTGAAGATGGGCATCCGAGGGTCGCTTTGACGCATTAAGCTATTGTCCACCGCCGCCATCTGTTGCTGATTGAGTTCAGAATAATAAGCATTCTGTTCATCAACCATCTCTTCCGGAGCTTTGCAGAGCAATAACCCGCCGATTTCGATGTTGTCTTGGTATCGACTATTCGGGTCGGCTAGAAGTTTAAACTTCGGTTGTTCTTCCAACTTCACTGGCTCCCAACCTTCGCGATATTTGGCGGAGATATTACGGGGGTCAGCGTTGTTTAAAAGCGCAACGCGAATCCATCTGTATGCGAAACCCGCTTGCTTGTCTGGTTCAGGCAGCAAATCTGGTGGACGCCACTTCTTACGGCGTACCTCGACTTCACGGACTTCCATTTCTCTCGGTGTTCTGTTGGTCATTTTAAGACTCCATTTTTGTTACTTCCAAAGCATATTGCTCCGGAGTTAATCCAAGCTTTTTCGCAATAGCCATCTGTCTAGTTGACAAGCGAATCTTCTTGGAGGCTGTGCTACGAGTTGCCGGGGCGACTACGGAGCTTCTTGTGCGGCGAGTTTCAGGCTCATCGCTTTCTTCCTCGAATTTCTCGGGGAATCTATTCCTCATAGTTTGGTTAATGCGGTCATAGTACTCTTGCGATGCAATAACAACTCCCTCTTCTTTGAGTTGTTCATGCAATGCGAGAGCCATACTGGTCATTAACCGATGTTCTGTGTTTTGATTATCACCAAACCACGGATTTTGTTTCTGCCATCTTACTGCCGTTGGGTCAGCTTGTTGACGTTCCGGTATTTGAACATGATTAGTTTCAGTTTGTAAAGGGGCTGGCTTAAAATTTCTAACTCTTTCGGCTTTCATGGCCGTTTCAGTTAGTTTTTGTTGCGCCTCAATGAGCTTATCTGGGTCTCCAGACTCATAAGCCTCTTTATAAAACCGTTTGGCCGCATCAATCTCTAGTTCAACTGATTTTGATACTGTTGCCAGCGTATTTTGTTGGTTTTCATGCAGGTTAGTCTTTAGCCGCTTGTTTTCTTCAATAAGATTACGGGCTAAATTGATGGCTTCTTGCTGTTCACGAAGCGCTCTTTCCTTTTCGCGGCGCTCATCGTGAGCCAACCGCTTCATTTGCATGAGTTTTTTCTTAACTTTGGTGGAATAGTCTTCCAACTCATCGTTATAGAGCTCTTGAACCACTTTTTCGGGCAATGGTTCTTTGTTTTTGTCCTCTTCGGGCGTGTCATCAAAGACTTCAATCTCTAGATTCTCGTCTTCCGCCTTATTTTCCTCTTCGGTTTCGTCAGGAAATTTAAATCCGGGTTTATCGATAGCCATTTGTACGCTCCTTATTTGCGTTTAATGCCGCGAGGGTCATCTACGATGCCCTCAACAGAGTCATCATTGATAAGTCGGAACTCTCGTCCGTGAATAACAAGCCGTGAGCCTGTGTTTGGGCGGACCAAAATGAAGTCACCCTTCTTGCACCATGCGCCAGATGGGAACTTATTCTTGTCCACGTAGCAGTCTGGGCCTAAATCGACCACAAACAGAACCGTTGTCAGCAATTCATCGTAACGAATTGTGCTTTCGGCTTTGATAATCCCACTCTCGTACTCCTCTTCCACATCGGGAACCGCACAAAGTATGTGATAACCGCTTGGTTGGGGGAGTTGTTTCGCTTTTTCCTCTTGGTTTTTGTGCATCAGGGCAGATAAATCCACCGCTAGGCTTAAGTCAGTCATCCGATTCCTCAAATGTTTTCAGTAGGTCTTTGGTGTTTAAACGGGCGGTGAGAAGACCTTTTATCTCTCCGACCATCGCTCGGTATTCAGAATAGTCGGTGGCTTGTCCGTCCCCCAACGTTTCCTGAATTTGGGTAATGCGCTCATCAATCTTATTGACAAGCACATTTAAATATTTATCAATCATTCTTCACCTTTATTTCCGCCATTGCTTTGCAGCAAGGATTGAACACCAAGGTTTAAACGATTCTTATCTTGGTCATGTTTAATCTTGTCGCTCTCAAGCGCAGCCTTAACGCCAAGGTTTAAACGACTTTGGTTCTGTTCATGCTCCACCTGAGCGGCCGCCTTTTGCATGTCCAACTGCATACGAGCGGATTCTGTTTGCTGCTGAGCGGCAATGCGGTCTCGCTCGACCTGTATTTGAGCCATCTTGGCCTGTGTATCGGCTTGGTCTTTGGCAGACTTTCTTTGAATCTCTTGAGCTTGGAGCTGCAAGTCTTGCTGCTGCAATTGAAGCAGGGGGTCTTGCGCTTGCTGCTGAGCCTTTTGTTGAGCCGCTTGGGCTTGGTTTTCTTGCAGCAACTGCTGAGCCGCCTGAGCAATAAGACCAGAGAGCTGGAACTCCAAGTTGGGGGGAAGCGGCTGATTGGGCTCTGGCAAAGATGTGCCGAGTTGCTTTTGGATTTCTTGACGGTAATGGAAGCCCAAGTGTTCCGCAATGTGCGCTTGCATCGCCGCTTGCATTTGCTGGAACTGCGGGTTTTGAGCCATTGTGCTCTGGGTATTGGGGTCCTGAAGGAAAGAGGTATGGACCGTGATATGGGCGTCATGGTCTTGGTCCATGAATGCCTTTAAGGGTTTACCCGTAATCACATTCATGTTTTCAGAGACTGGGTCGATTGGCATTTGGTCATCATCCAAAGGAACCAACTTCTTGGCGTTCTTGATGCCAAGAACTTCCAGCATCTGCCTATGGAGATAAGGCAAGTTATAGAGCTGAGGCGCTTGTTGCGCTAACTGGAGAACCGCCTGATACTGAACCACTCGCTGGGACATGGTTGCCGCATTTGGGTCTGACACGGGAATAACATCCACCATGTCGTAGTCGGCCTTCTTGGCAAAGCGGTCTTGCTCGATGGGGTCGTAGTCATACGAGTCTGGGGTGTAGTCCCGAATGATGTCTCGCAACAGGCGAAGCTCTTGCTTCAGAGAGTAATGCACCCGCGCTTGAATCGCGGTCATTGTTTTGAGGGTGCGCTCCAGAATTGCCAGCGTTGTTCCCACCGGCGAATTGGCAGACATGTCCGCAACTTGAATGTCGGCGGTGCTGGCAAACTGCTTGCCCTCATCAATAATCTTGTCTAACAAAGTAGCCAGAACTTGACTGGGTTCTTTGTAAGGAAGAGGTAAGAAGTTGTCTTTGATGGTCCCTGAAGTGACATCCACATCGCGCCACTCTGCGGGAGCGATTGGGGTGTCGTCCCCCTTTATTCGGAGGTTTCGAGATTTGAATCCGCCGGGCAGGTTTGCAAGACTTCCCGCATCCACGAGTTGTCGAAGGATGGAGGTCCCGGATTTAGCAAATGCTCCAATGAGATGGATAAGACCGAAGTAATAAAAACCGAAGCCGGGGATGTATCCATAATGTACGAAGTGTTGTCGTTTCTTTTTGTTTTTGTCATCAGGTTTCCAATTCCTTCTAATTGCCAAACATTTATTGCTGCCCTTCTCGATGGTGATGAGATAGGGTAAAGCAATACCGGTTGGGTTTCCTTTTTTGTCTGTATCTTCAAATCCGGGCAAGTCCAAATCAACTTGCATTTCCAAAAGCTTATAGCGGTCATCGGTGGTGGCTTTGAACCCCATCTTTTCCGCTATCTTCTTTTCTACCTCATCGAGACTATTATTGGGTTCACCCAAATCAATGTCCGCATAAAAGCCCATGACCTGTAAACGGCGAAGCTCGTTTTCGGTCTTGCGAATCATGTGGGTCACGCGAGGCGAGGTGTCCAAAGAGGAAGCACCCCAAGGAACCACCACATCTTCAGCGGGAACAAATATAGAAATTTGCCGCTCGAGATGAGGGTCGTAGTATACCTTCTTAAACGCATTACCAGACAAACCCAAGCCCCAAAGCATGCGCTCGGTCTCGGGGCGGAATTCGGTCATGACATCCACCAGTTGGTGGTTCATGTCGGCTTCCACGTTGGTGGCCGCATCTTTCTTCTCTGGGGTTTCTTTACCAATGATTTCGGTTTTTACCGGACCAGAGGCGGGAAAGATTTCCATGATGGTTTCGGCTTGGAACTTAACCAACGCTTCTGCCATGATGGGGTGATAGACACCACAAGCCCCCGGCCAAGGGTCGGTGCGGTCTTCCATCTTCAAGCCAAGGAGCTCTAATCCATCCACATAGGCTTGCATCCAATCGCGGCGGGAGGTGACATCATCTTCGTAGTCCGAGATTAGGTCGCCCACAATCATGGCGATTTCACTGTCGCTTAATAGCTCTACGAGATTCTCATCAAAATCCTCTTCACCTTTCTCAAGGCTAATCTCCATATTGCCCGCATGGATGTGAACCGATTCGGGGTCTTCAATTTCAATCTCAATTGCAGGACCCTCTTCTAATCCTTCTAATCCAGAAGGTGCTTGGCTCAATGATTTAGAAAGCATATCCGTCCTTAATAATAGGCAACCTTGCGGCGATAGTATTGCGGTTCATCTTCTTCATCGGTGTTTAAACGAATGAATCCGCCTTGACGGAATCTTAATAGGGCTTGAGAGCTTGAGTCAACCAAGTCATCATGGTCCCCATTGGGGAACGAGGCCAACTCTTCCATCAGCTCTTCAGCCCAGCGGGTCTCAGGACACCACACCATCCCAGAAGCAAATAAATCCGATATCGCGTTTACACGGGCAATCTTATCATTTCCCTTGCTGGGTGTGTACTCTTGGAGCGGTATTCCTTGTTGGCGCATTTCATAAATCAAAGGAGCACCAGCCGCTTTCTTTTCAATAATCAAACTGTCTGGATTCCATTCCTTATACATCTCAAAAGCTTTTCTCTTAAGCTCTGGAAACTCCATGCGGTCTTTGAATGCATCCAAAAGAATAATGTTGGCAACCTCATCCCCATTTGAGTTGGGATGCCTAAAGACGCCCCACGTTGTGCAAGCAGAGTAGTCGGCCCTGTTGTGCTTTTCAAAAGCGGTGTCCCAAGACTGAATGATGTACTCACAGCCGGGAGGATGCTCGCTCTCCCATATACGCCACATCTCTCGCTTAACAATCGCGCCCTCTTCTGAGGTGGGATTCTGTTGGTACTGAGCTTCCCACTTCCCAACGGGAAGTTCCGCCTTGATGGTGTCCAGTTCTTTCTTGGACCAGAACTCAGGCCACAGAGGAGTTCCACTTTCAAACAAAGCAGGGAACTGAATAACCTCCCACTCATCTCCATCGCGCTTAATGGAGTTATTGATAATCTGACCGGTCAAGTCTCTCTTAGACCAACGGGTCATCACAATGATAATGGCTCCTCCCGGTTGTAAGCGCTGACGAGGACCGGCGTTGTACCACTCAAACACTCGGTCATATACCGCAGGGTTTCCCATCATGGCTTCTTGTTCTGAATGCGGGTCATCAATAATTAATACATCCGCACCCTTACCAGTCACAGCGCCGCCAACACCGATAGCAAAGTAATCCCCGCCCTTGTTGGTATTCCAACGTCCAGCGGCCTTTGAGTCGGTCGATAGCCGAGTGGTAAAGATAGCTTTGTAGTCGGGCGTATTAACCAAGTTACGCACCTTACGGCCAAAGCCAACCGCAAGCTCAGCGGTGTGGGCCGTTTGAATAATCTTCTTCTCAGGATACTTACCCAAGAACCAAGCCGGGAACAGATAAGAGGCAAACTCACTCTTCGTATGCCGGGGAGGCATATTGATAATAAGCCGCTTTAATTCTCCCTTAGCGACCCTCTCAAAAGCATCCGCCATGATTTCATGATGAGAGCCAGCAATGAAAGAAGACCACATGGAGTTTACGAAAGGTATAAAGTTTTCTCTACACCTCTCTATCCTGTCAGCCCTAAGAAGCTTATGAATCTTCTCAATGTCCGGATGCTTATCCGGAAGGAAGTCCAGAGTCTTTCGATAAGCCTTAAGCTCTTTCTCAGTTAACAAGGTCATAGCTTAACCATCTTGTTGACCGTCTTATCTTTAGGCTTACCCATCTTAATGCTCCTGAACTTATAAGGACTCACCTTGATGTAACCCTTCTCATGAAGCTCATGAACAATCCTGCAAATGTTTGACTTGCTCTTCAAACCAATACCACCCGCAATATCAACATAAGAAGGTGCAAAACCTTTAAGCTGCAAGTAAGCCTTAATGAACTCCAAAACATTCTTCTGTCGTTCCGTCAACTCTTTATTTTCTGACATATATACCACCCCATGTTTTAAAACGAACGTTCGTATGGGGGGTAATTCTGTACAAATGTTTAAACGATGTCAACAAAAAAATGAGGAGGGGGAGGGGGTGAGAACGTTCGTAAGGGGTAGGGGAGGTGATGGGATGTGGGGAATAGAGCGTTAGGCATTCCTCCAGAGGAGGGCCCGAATCGGTCGGGTGGGGGGTGGCAGGGTCGGGATAATCCCAATCGATTATGCCGTACCCCGAATGCCAAATCGTTTAAACGGCCTGCGCAGATGAATCGCCATTATCGGTTGGAGTCGAGCGCTTGATTATCTTCAATGACGCTTTCATCTTGGCGGTGTTGAATGACTGTATATGACCATCGAGCTCACGTTTGAGTTTGTCTGAATCAATCTCTTCAATCTTTGATTCAACTCTATCGGTGAACATACCGATTGCTTTACCCATTAGCTCCAGAGCCTTTAAACGGTCGCCAAGCCTGTTTGTTTCATTATCCGCATGCTTGAGTAGGTCTCCCATAATCTTGCGTCTAGCGGCCACTTGGTCGTCAACTATGTTTTCTTTTACAGAGTCCCAGACAGACTCCATTAATCCACTTATCCGCCCATCCTTCATCAGTTTGTTCGCATTACCCTGAATCACTGCCTCGTTGGTGGTTCTTACATCGTAGGCTTTTTTGTAGGCTTCCTTAGGTGAATGTCCCTGAGCCACCAAAGAGCTGAACAATCTCATCTTTGGAGTAATCCTTTTGTCCTCTCTATTCTTTACACCATATACCTTTCCATTCTTTGTTTTCTTTTCTCTTACTTTTGCAACAGCTATCCGCATCGCTTCGCTGATTTCATTCGAGGAATCCCCCGCCTTACCATTGCGTTCGTCATTATCCACACCAGCATCACCATGCGGCTCGTTTAAACCCTCTTGAGGCTCTTCAAATGCTTCGTTTGGCTCTTTAATCATTGTTTGACCCTTTCAATAGTCAATTGGTTTCACCCTTACATATACAACAGCATCAACATGCAACTGCTGTTCGCGTACCGCTCACTGTACCAACCTGCATAACGCCATCAACCATGCGACCGTTTGTCCCTTGTGAACGACACTATGTGTTGTTTAAACGCAACACAATTGACAACTTTGTTTAAACTTTTTGTTGACACCCTTGCTGGTAGTGCTAGCATATCGCTTGTGTTGGTGCTAGTGTGTTGTTGGTGCTGACAGGGTGTAAGACTAGTACTGCTCTGCTCTCGGATGAGATAAAGCAACAGGAACGAGATGGTAAATGCCCGACCGCTTTGACTCTGGATTGGTTCTCCAGACGAGTGCGAGACCCAGTGGCGACACTGATAACAGACCACACTGACAGGGTTTTATGAGAGCCCTGTCCGATGCGGTTTGCATCGATTATCTGCGAGGTGATTATGGATTCTATTAAGGCAATTCAAATCGTTGAAGGTTTCATCGATTATGAATCTCAAGAGCAATATCTGGAAGCTTGGCAATATCTGGTTAATACAGGCATGGCTTGGCAACTTCAAGGTTGGTACGGTCGTTGTGCTCGGCAGTTAATTGCTGACGGTTTAATCTGGGAGGCTTGAATGTACACCGCCCAAGTGAATGCCTTTGGCAACATTATCGTCTGTAAGGGTTGTGACGTGCGCAACAGCTATCGCATTATCTTTACTGGTTCCTATCAAGAATGTCTGGCTTTGAAAGCGAGGGGATTATGAAAATCATTAAGCTTGGCGGCGATAAGTTTGAATATCGCGGCATACAGTTTCAGTTAAACCGTAATGTGCCAACCGGATATTGGGGGCGATACAGGCTTGACTTTTTTGGCGAACGCCGAACGTTCACGTACCGTAGAGATGTGATTGCTTACATCGATTGTGTGAAGGATGAGAAATGAAATCATTTTTCTATGACCTGTTTTGCGCGATTATCTTTGTGATATTAATGTTCGGTTACTTTTTCTACGTTCTCTGGAACATTTAAACACACTTGATAATGCATTATCGCTAGTGCATTATCGGATTTTGTTTGAATTAACTGCGAGGTGTAATATGAAACGTGAAGACTGGTTGAATCTGGCCGTTGAATCTCTCCGGCCTTTGTTTGAATCTGTTGGGCATCCATTACCCGACAAGATTCGGGTG